CGATTCTCTGCGCTTTCTGATCTGGTGAACAACAGTGATAACCGCAAGAAAAAGATTTGGTTGGTCTCTAACGATATCGTTGAGAATCAAGAACAAGCTAATGCTAAGTTCGAAGAATATCTTGCGCTTGGTCTCGAAGGCATCATCCTCAAGGATGGCTCTGGTGTTTGGGAAGATAAACGTGCAAAGCACCAGATCAAATTTAAGGGTGAGCTGGAATGTGACCTGAAGATCGTTGGCGTTGAAGAAGGTACTGGTAAGTATGTTGGAATGCTTGGTGCGATTCTTTGCGAATCCGCGGACGGTGTTGTAAAAACTCGTGTTGGTTCAGGTTTCAACGACGATCAACGCAAGGCACTATTCAAAGAAAACTTACTTGACAAAATCGCTGCGGTCAAGTATAATTGTCGTATCAAGAACAGGTTGGGTGAAGAATCTTTGTTCCTCCCGATCTTTGTTGAAATTCGCAGCGACAAAGATGTTGCAGACTCTGATGGAGATGTAAAATGAGCTACGATGAGGTTAAGTATGATGAATTCGCTAAGGAAATGGAAACTGAGTATCCTAAAATGTTCGCTGATCCCTATGGTGGTTTTTGTGTAGGTGCGGGCTGGTGGCAGATTATTAAAAGTCTTTGTATGCGTATTCAGTACTACACAGACTGGAAGAATTCACAATTTGAAACTCATGGTAGAGGGTCGCCAGTTAAGCAGGTTACTGTGTTACAGATCAAAGAGAAGTTCGGTGGGCTTCGCTTCTACTACTCTGGTGGAGATGATGTGGTCGATGGTATGATTAGAATGGCAGAATCTTGGGCAGCAAATACATGCGAAGAGTGTGGTAAGCCAGGTGAGAGCAGAAGCGGTGGATGGATTCGCACCTTGTGTGATGAACATGAAGTTGAGCGTCAAAAATCAATGAAAGAAAGGTTTTCAAATGAATAAGTCTTGGGTATTAGTCGAAGCAGTTTCTATGTTTCGTATGCGTTATATGGTAGAGGTTCCTGCCGATCATCCAGAGTATGCTTTGGATACTGTGGTTATGCAAGAAGCTGAGGAGTTCTCTCAGGAACATCTCAACGAGACTATCGTTTCTCATCGTGTTGTTTCTGAGGCTGAAGCTCTGGCTCTGTGTGATGTAGATAATGACTACACTAAAAACTGGACCCAGGAACAGAAGATGAATTCCTTCTTCACACGCGACAAATAGGAGAATCCAAATTTTTATTTTTGATGTAGAAACCCTTGGGGTCGAATCTAATTCTGTTGTTCTTTCTGCAGCATTGATTTATTTTGACCCAGAAGAAAAGCCTGACTATCAAAAACTCTTGGACGATGCTATCTTTGTTAAGCTGAATGCCAAAGATCAGATCCAAAGACTCAAGCGTATCGTTGACGTTGACACGCTTGAGTGGTGGAAGAATCAGCATGAATTCGTTCGTGCTCTTTCCTTTGATCCGAAACCCGATGATATGTCAGCTGAAGATGCAATCACTGCATTGCACAACTATATGAACAAGTACCCAAATGCAAACAAACATACCATGTGGGCACGAGGTTCTCTTGATCAATTGGCTATTGATAGCTTGGCGAGGAAAGTTGACATGCAGCCTATAACTGGGTATAATATGTGGAGAGATATGCGAACTGCAGTTGATCTGCTTAGTGGTTCCAGCAATGGATACTGCGATATCGAACACGCAACTTTTAAGAGGCACGAAGTCATCAAACACCATCCGGTGCATGATTGTGCCCTTGACGCCATGATGCTAATGTACGGAAAGAGTGCTTAATGAAGTTTTATACAAATGTATATCCAATTGGTAATAGGTTAGCTGTTCGAGGCTACGAAGACGGAATTGCCTTTAACGAAAAGCGCGAATTCTTCCCAACCCTCTATGTTCCATCCAAGAAGCCCGACAGTGAATGGCGGACTCTGGATGGAACAGTCGTTGATGAAGTCCATCCTGGAAGTATCCGTGACACGCGTGAGTTCGTTAAGACTTACGAGGGTGTTGAGGGATTCCAGATCTATGGTAACACGAATTATACTTACCAGTATCTAAGCGATAACTACACATCAGATATCCTCTGGGATATGGATCTGATTCGAATCTTCACGCTTGACATTGAAATTGAAACCGAAAATGGGTTCCCAGATATCAAGACTGCCAACGAAGAAGTTAATCTAATCACGATCACAGACTCTAAACTCAAAGAGACTATCACGTTTGGTACTAAGGCTTACGTGAACAAACACGAGAACGTTCGCTTCATTATGTGTGATAGCGAGATCATGCTGTTCCGTGAATTCCTAAACTACTGGTCCAAGAACTATCCTGATGTTATCACTGGATGGAACACTAACCTGTTCGACGTTCCATATCTCGTTCGCCGTATTGAGAGAGAACTTGGTGAGAATAGTTCCAACAAACTTTCTCCTCACGGTATCGTCACTGAGCGTAAGATCTTCATCAAGGGTAATGAGGAGTTGTCCTATGACATCCAGGGTATCGCACACTTAGATTATCTTGATCTGTATAAGAAGTTTACATACACGAAGCAAGAGTCTTATCGTCTTGATTATATCGCAGAGGTTGAACTTGGCGATAACAAGAAAGAGAATCCTGGCGAGGACTTCAAAGACTTCTACACAAACTACTGGCAACAGTTCGTTGACTATAACATTCAAGACGTTGCGCTCGTTGTTCGTCTAGAAGATAAGATGCGTCTGATTGAACTGTGTTTGACCATGGCATATCAAGCCAAGATTAATTACGAGGACGTCTTCAGTCCAGTTCGTATGTGGGATGCCATCATCTATAATCACCTGCGTGACGAAGGTATCGTTATTCCTCAGAAGGAGTACTCTGGTAAAGACGCTCAGTTTGAAGGTGCATTCGTTAAAGATCCACTCATTGGATTGCATAAGTGGATTGCTTCCTTCGACTTGAACTCACTGTATCCTCACTTGATCATGCAGTATAACATGTCGCCTGAGACTTTGAGCCACGAGAAGATTACTTGCACAGTGGATAAGCTGCTTAATAAAGAAGTTGATACTTCCTATGCCAAAGAAAAGAACTTGGCATTGACTGCGAACGGATGGTGTTATCGTAAAGACATCAAAGGATTCTTACCTAAACTGATGGAAAAGATGTATACTGACCGAAGCAAGTTCAAGAAACAGATGTTGAAGATTGAACAGCAGTATGAACATGACAAGGGTAACAACGACCTGCGTAAAGAAATCTCTCGTCTGAACAATCTGCAGATGGCTATGAAGATTGCTTTGAACTCAGCTTACGGTGCCTTGGGTAATTCTTACTTTCGTTATTTTGATCTTCGCTTGGCTGAAGGCATCACCACTTCGGGGCAGTTGTCTATTCGTTGGATGGCTAATGAATTCAACAAGTACATGGATCGTATCCTGAAGACTAAGGGTAAGGACTATGTTATCGCTATCGATACTGATTCGATTTATCTTTCGCTTGAAGCTCTGGTCGAACATACCTGCGCAGGAAAGACTACGGAACATAAGATTAAGTATATGGATAAGATCTGTAATGAGATCTTCCAACCGTTCATCGACAACACGTATCAATCGTTGGCAGATTACATGAATGCCTACGATCAGAAGATGCAGATGAAGCGAGAAGTTTTGGCAGACAAAGGTATCTGGACTGCCAAGAAGCGATACATTTTGAACGTCCATAACTCTGAAGGTGTGCAGTACGCAAAGCCTAAGATTAAGGTCATGGGCTTGGAGATGGTCAAGTCCTCTACGCCTGCCGTTATTCGTAAAAAACTTAAAGATTCGATCAATGTTATTCTTGCTGGAGATCAAGAGGTTCTGCATAAGTATATTGAGGACTTTAGAACAGAGTTTAATAAACTAAGTGTTGAACAGATAGCTTTCCCGCGTGGTGTGAATGGTATGAAGCAGTATGCTGGATCTCCGATTTATGCTAAGGGCACCCCTATCCATGTTCGTGGATCGTTGTTGTTTAATCACTATGTGCAGAAGATGAATATAGGTAATAAATATCCTCTTATCAGAGACGGTGATAAGATTCGATTCATCTATGTGAAGAAACCTAATCCATTTCACGAGGATGTTATTTCCTTTAGCCAAGAACTACCCAAAGAATTTAACATACATAAGTATATCGACTACGATCTTCAGTTCCAGAAAACCTTTCTAGATGCACTGTCGACTATTATTGAACCACTTGGTTGGAAAACCGAACAACAATCTTCATTGGAGGACTTCTTTTGAAAAAGCTATCTGATTACGTTATGATTCTTGACGACGTATTGAGCGATGAATTATGCAATGAGCTTATTGAAAAATTTGATGCTTCACTAAATGTTGAATTTACAGAAGCTACTTGGCATGGTTCTTATCAGAAAAGATTCGACGAGTTAAACTTAACTAAAGAAGAAGAATTTCAAGACAACTGTATAGAGCTCTACACTTTAAGTAAAAATCTAGTTGAGTTCTATAAAGAAAAATGTGAGATCGAATTCTTCCCAACTAAAATTGGATATGAAGAACTTAGACTTAAGAAGTATAGTGTAAACGATACGGATAAGTTTGACTGGCATAGTGACGTTGGAGATTATTCTTCTGCGCGCAGATTCCTTTCGATGTTCTTTTATCTAAATGATGTTGAAGACGGTGGACAAACAGTCTTCAATGATTCAAGTTTTTATCCAGAAAAAGATTTGAGTATTAACCCAAGGCGAGGTAGAATAGTAGTATTCCCTCCAATGTGGATGTACCCACACAAGGCACTTCCACCTATCAGCAACTCAAAATACATACTATCAACGTATTGTCATTACACATAAGGAAACCTATGAGAGTATTAAAATTTAAAGCAGAATGGTGCGCACCGTGCAAATCGATGACGCAAATTATTAAAAATGCCGGCGACAAAATCACAGTGCCCATTGAAGAAATTGATATTGACCATGACACTGCTGCAGCAATGCACTATGGGGTTCGTTCCGTGCCCACGATGATCATTGTCAATGAAAACAATGCGGAAGTTAAACGCAAGGTTGGCTCTATGTCAGAAGCCCAGTTGTTAGAATTTCTTGCATGAAAAACATCAGAGTTATTAAGACAGGAATCAATGTCTCTAAGATACTCAAACAGCTAGAACAGTATCCAGAAGATTGGGGTTCTCAAAAGAAACTCGAAAAAGTTGAGTCCCTTCTAGATCGTGGATACGATGATATTAATGCGGACGTGCTGCAGCTGGTTATTGGTGCAGTACGCGACGCTAAAGATTTCGTTGGAGATAGTGAGCTTTCTGTAGCTACGCCAGCATATCATCGACATACAGAAATCATTTCTTGGTTGAAGCGAAATAGACTTAACACTGTCAAACGGTGTGGCTTTTTGTCTCTACCCATAGGTGGTCATGTTGGTTTACATATCGATGAAGGTAGCTACTATCAAACAAAAGATAGATATCATCTATCAATTCAAGGAACCTATCGTTACCATGTAGGTGACGAATTTGTTGATGTTGAGCCT